ATTTCCAAACTCTTTATTGTAGCTAAATATTAAAAATTTATTTGTTGGCAGCTTCTTTTCTAAACCTTCAAATGTATAAATTACACCTCTTTTTTTAAGATTGCTGTATTTGTCTACTTTAAATTCATACCAGTGTGGTCTTTTTGTTTTTAAGTTTTTAAGACCTACTTTGTTAGCATAAGGTCCAGTTTCATAAAGTTTGTAATTTATTTCTGTTATAGAATAACCATAATCTAAAGCTGACATAATTTGGAACAAGGCATCATTCATTGAGCCTTCCATTTCTGTTATTGTGTAATTAACAAAGTCTGCAACCTCTCTGTCTGAAGTGCTGTCTGATGCAGGTACAATTTTGAAGTTAGGTGCTAATGTTGCAAACTTTTTAAGGCTTAACGAGGATTTAACCATATCATCAATTCTCATCTGGTCATATATTTGCATACCCTTTCTTGATATCAATGTATCAGGGTTATATGGTATAATTCCATTCTTATAAGCTAGCTTAGATTCGGAACTAGCCAATTCGCCTAATCTTACCTTAGTCGGTTCTTCTTTCTGAAATATTTTAGAAATCTTGTCAAGTAAAGCCATTTGAATATAGTTTATTTGATATCGTATATAAAGTAAAGGTTAAAAAGGCATATTAGAAGATATTCTATCGCCGAAAACATCTACTGGGCTCATCGCCGCATCTCCTTCTATTGGCATTTCACATACTGCATATCTTAATGCATCTACAGGGTGGTCAAATCCGTTAGTATCATAAGTCTCAATGTTCTTCTTATCTACTTGTATTTGGCTCATTGCTTTAAAAGTATATGGGCAATCTTCTGTAAATATTAGTGTCGGTTTACCAGTATGTTGTAAATTTGCTAATCTCATGTGCAATTGTTGTGTTCCGTAGATTCTATCATTATTTGCTTTATGCATTACTAATCCTTCTGATTCAAATATCTCTGCTATTGATTCACCTTGATTGTGTCTGTTCCACATTGATACATCTGATGGGCAATGTGAAGCATAAAAACCATTAGCTTTTTCTATATCTTTTATGTTTTTAGCTACTTCGTTTGCAGGCATTTGCAATCCTTTATTGCTACCATCTATTGTTCCTACATATTCTTTGAAACAAATTAACTCTTTCTCTCCAGTATAAGCTAACCAAACTGTAGCAAATGGGGCAGAGAATCCATAGTCAAAACCTCTTATTATGATGTCATTTTCAGAAGGTTTATAAGAAGATATTAAATGTTGTTGTACCGATATCTCGGGAAAACATGTTCCTTCTATCTTTGTCCAATCACCATATCTAAGAGCAGCATAAATTTTATCACCTTGCATTTTAAGTCTTTGCTCATACATTTTGTCGTTTTGTTGCAAATGTGGGTTATCATCTAAGTTTGCTGGTATAAATAATCTTTTAAGACCTGTGTTTGGCTCTGTATAAATATTGTAAGCTCCTGGCTCTACAAATCTTTTACGAACCCAGTCTACATATTTACCAACTGGAGTGCCTGTGCATCTTACTCTAGGAATAAGCTTTGGATTAGTAGAACGACACCTAGAATGTAGATACAAATACTGTTCTTCCTCGAAAGATGTTATCTCATCAAAGAAAACTCCTGCACTGTACTCTTGTCCATCATGCTGAAACTTGTCATTTACTGTTTCCATGTGAGAGAAAAATATTTTGCCACCACTAGGAAATTGCCAAAAAGATTGATGCTGATTCCATTTAGCTCCAAGTTTTTTATATATTTGTTGTGAGTAATCAATAAGCTGTCTAAGCTCTCTAGTTGTTCTACGAAAGACTACAGCTTTAGCATCTTCGTACATCATTTGTCTACAAGCATCAATAAGCAAAACAGATGATTTACCGCTACCCGCACCACCTAGATATGCAACTTCAAATATTGCACCCGCTTTTAAGAACTCTAATTGCTTTGGTGTTGGTTTCCAGATTACATTAGTGTTCTGTTTTTTCTTCTCTGATTTCTTCGATTGTTGGCTCATGTGCTGTCATTTCTGGAACTTCTACAATACTATCTATTGTATGTTTGTTCTCTATTTCTTGTTTAATAACATAGCCTTTATCTTTGGCTTGGGTCTCCAAATAAAATCTAATACTAGGATAATGTTTTTCGTTGATAAGCTCTAGTAGTTTTGATTCTGCAAAGTCTATAACTTCATCTCTTGCTTCATCTAGTTTCTTTTGCAAGTTAGGATATCTTTCTAGTCTTGCATAAAAAGCTTGTCTTGATATGCCCGCAGCTTTACAAATTCTAGTAACAAATCCTTTATATTCTGTTATTAGTTCTTCTAGTTTGGTGTTCGATATGCGATAACCCATATTATAAATATGAGTGTTTATATTTTTCTGTCAAGTTGTTTTACGAATATAGGCTCATCTTGTTGTGTGAATATTGCACGAAGTCTTTTGCAATAATTTTCAACGGAAAAGGTTTTAGCTCTCTGGCTATTGTGCTCTCCCCATCCAATTGCAAGATTAGGATTCTCTAACATTCTTTTAATCAAGCTTAATTGCTCATCTTTGTCTCTAAACAGTTGTTCGTTACCAGAACCAAGAAGCTCTGGCATCGTAGTTGCTTCAGGAACGATTGTAGCTAATCCCTGCATCATACTTTCAAAGATAGATATGCAAAAAGTTTCGTATTGCGAGTTAAAAGTATTAGCATGACATTTGCTTAATACATCATAGTATTGCTTTTGAGTTTTACATTCATATATCTTTGTATAAGGTTTTTTGTTTACAGCAACAAGATTGCTTGTACCAACAGGACATACTGCAACATCAAAGTCGTAATCTTTGTATAGGTCATCAAACATATCAAAAGTTACTTCCCAGTTTTTATAGGCTTGTAACCTGTGATTGTAAACAAAGGTAAACTTCTCAAACTTTTCGTTTTTAACTACATCTTCAGGGTTATATAATCCAAACGGAACTACTGTTCCTTTAACTTTGTCCTTGAAGTCAGGCATATACTTTTCTACATTATCTTCAACCATCCACATTGTGTATTTGGAGTTAAAGATGTTTTCATCTGCTAAGACATCGCCAAGTATTTGCCAGTAAACATATTGCATTTGACCATCTAAAGTGTAAGGCAATGAATCGTGGTAGATATAATGATGTTGATTAACAACACTTATGTTGCTTTGAAAATGAGTATCAATGCATTTAAGCTGACCTGTTACTTCTGGTATTTGATTGTATACAATTGCTATGTTGTATTTTTCTATAACATCTTTATACCACTCACCATCAAATGTAATGTTGTTTATTTTTTTAGCTAAAGGTATTTTGTAAGGAATTCTTTCTACTTTGGGGTTATCGAAAAAACCATCTTCAAAATACTTAAAATGTTTGACAGGAAAAGGGATGATAAAATAAGTATCAGGATATAGTTTAGTATAGTTTTCAACAACTTTTTTGATGTGCACATAGTTAGAATCTTTATTTAGGTGCTCTACGGACCACATTGGATTTACGAGTATTACCACTGGCTTTCTTCCTCGTTGTCTTCGGTTTGTCTTTTTCTATAAGCTTATTAAGTTTATCTTCAATGCTTAACAGCAATGCATAAAATTTTTGTTCTGTAGAAGTCATTTTATTTTCTCCAACAAATAGTCAATGATTTGGTCATCTGTGTCAAAACCATATTCGTATTTAATGTTTTGTATTTTGTCGAAATGCTTTCTGTATTTACTAGGATTCGAATACAAGAAAATCAGCTTTTTTTGTTGGTCTGTTGCTTCGTGTCCAACATCTAAAACATCTTCTTTTATTGCTTCAACAACATCGCTATCTTCATCGAATTGAAAATCCCATTCTTCCATAGGTAGCTCATCTACTGCCATTTCCAAAAGGAACTTATCCCATGTAGCTTCCTCTGATAATTTGTTGTCTACTATTCTGTATTCGTTAGCTAGCTTCTCTGGCAAGTCTACTTTAACTACTGGAACTTCTTCCATGTTTAAGTGTTTTGCTGCCTTCCATCTTGTATGTCCAGCAATAATAACATTGCTTTTATCTACAATAATTGGTGAGTTAAATCCAAACTTTTCTATGCTTTTTGCAACCTTTTCAATAGGTTGATTTTTTCTTGGATTGCCTGCATAAGGTTTAATGTCAGTCGTTTTTGTCTTGATAATTTTGGTCATCTAGTATACCTCTCTGCACTAAAAAATTTATAAAATAGTAGTAAGCTTCTTGCCATAAATCTATCCTGTATTTATCTTGAAACTTATTCATTCCTATTTGATGTAACTCTGTATGCATATCTCTACTTAAAGGGACAC